ATGTCCCACATCCACTGTAACATGGTGGATGCCTTGATCTTCGTCTGTTTGTACTGATATGTTCATTTGTTAATAATCCTCATTATTTTCGATTAATTCATCTACTTTATTATATAAAACCGGACTTAAATCTTTAAGCTTAGCTCTATCTCCTAATAAATAATTTTCAAATCCATTTGCCCAATATTCCCTAAGAGATGTAATAGCATAAGGCGAATAAAATAAACCAGAAGTAATCATTCTTAAATTATCATATCCAATATCATTGTACATATGATCATCAAATTTAGCAGTATAGTCCGCATTGTTATAGTCTAACATACCTAATGTCGGATTGTCAAGTAAATAATACAAAGTTCGGCGTTTTCCTAAAAATTCCCTTTCTAGATTTCCATCTCCATAAATTAAATTTTGATGTTCTCTTTCTAAAGAATGAGCTATTTCATGAATAATATCATCTAAAAGATCTGCCTCGTTGTCTTGATCCGGCGAAATATAAATGGCGCCATCTTTATACAAAGCGTTAAAAGATTTACTACGGAAATCAGGCAGATCTGCAATATATATTACATCAACATTATTCGTCAGCCGTTCGGGCACTCGTTGTTCAATTTTTTTTAAAACATCGCCAAAATTGATATTATTTGTAAATAATGATAATGCATTCACAGGAATATTATATAACCGCAATGGGTGCATTTTTACTTCCTGTAAGGATTTCACTATGTATTCTTTCATTTCTATTAACCGTCGCCATATGGCGTCGGTCTGGTATGAATCGCAGGAGGTGCTACCAACGGTGGTGTCGGGATCCCTGTTTTTTCTATGGTATCAACATCCGCCAATCCCTGCTGATAACCGCGTATAAAGTTTTCTTCGGCAACGGCCAACAGTAATTCTGGAAATTCAACAGCCAAAACATCAATCACCATTTCAATGTTTACTTCATCGTTTTCTGGGTTTAATTTCTCGCCTGCATAGTTTACTAGCAATTGCTTAAGGCGATTATCTGCAGCTATCACCTTCAACAACTCAGGATTATCATTTTCGATAGTCATATTATTCTCCTTTGTATAATATTATTAATATAATAGTATCAATCAATTAAAAATTAAAGAATTTTCGATGCTAGAGTGGCTATTTTAGAACGTTCACCTTTGATTAAGGTAATATGGCCGGCCATATTATATGATTTAAATTTTTCAACGGCATGCGTTAAACCATTAGATGTTTCATCAATATATACATTATCAATTTGCTCTACATCTCCTGTAAATACGATTTTGGTATTTTCTCCGACGCGCGTTAATATAGTTTTAAGCTCATGAGCTGTTAAATTTTGTGCTTCATCAATAATGATAAATGCATTTGATATTGAGCGGCCTCGAATGTAAGTTAAAGCTTCAACTTCTATTGTCCCATTTTTCATATACATTTCTAACGTTTCGCGATCATTTCCCATTAAAAACTGTAAGTTATCTTGAATAGGCGCGACCCATGGGGCCATTTTTTCTTCCATTGTTCCAGGTAAAAATCCAATGTCGCGACCCATGGGCTGAATTGGGCGTGATATCACTAATTTTTTATATATATTTGTTTCCATTACTTGCTGCAATCCGGCCGCTATAGCTAATAAAGTTTTTCCGCAGCCGGCCTTGCCAACTAAAGTGATCATATCAATATCGTTATCCTTAAGCAACTCTAAGGCAAATATTTGTTCCTTATTACGCGGCTTTACTCCCCATATTCCTTTTTTATGATTACCATTGATTTTTTTCAAGGGTTTTGTATAAGATGTGAATCGAGCTAAAGCCGTTTTCTTTTCATTTTGGTTAGACACAAGCATAACAAACTGGTTTGGCATTAAATCTGATTCTTCTTTATCAATATAAATTTCTTCATCGGCATAAAAGCGATCTAATATTGGCTCATCCACTAAATGTTCTGCAAATCCTGTATATATATGACTCGTATCCTGCACTACTTGATTAGAACAATAATCTTCAGTTGTTAAACCAAGAGCATCACATTTAACGCGCATGTTAATATCGCGAGTAACAACAATAACCTTTCTTTTTGTATTTTCATGTTTTTGATTTAGAGCAACTCCAATAATTTCATTATCGGGTATTTGTAAATCTAAATCTTGAGGCAAATTTTCTTTTTTGCAAAGTTTAACATATACTATTCCTTTTCCTCTGGCCAATCTCACACCTTTATAAAGGCTTCCATTTTCTCTTAAGCTGTCCAGTTTTCTTATTACTTCTCTAGCGTGAATGCCTACACTATCTTGGCGTTTTTTATGATTATCGATCTCTTCTAACACTTTTAAAGGAAGTACAATGTCATTATTTGCGAAAGAATAAATGCAATTGGCATCTGTTAGACAAACACTAGTATCTAAGACATATATTTTTTTGGCCATATATAACCTATTAAACAGCGTAATATTACGCAATACAATAAATAGTTTGTCTTTTTTATTTAAGAATTAGGGAACAAACGTTTTTAATTCTTATTTATTATAGGGTCAAATCACAAAAAGGGGAAAAACAACAATGATTAGAATGATTAGTCTTTTTATATTAGCTATATCTATGGTATCCTGCACAACAATGCGCACTACTCTATCGGCTAATGAAATCTTACCACGCGAAGGATATGTGTTTGTTAAAAAAATTGTTAATTTAAGAAGGTGCGGAGAAAACACATGCGAAACAGGAAGAATATCTTCTGCAGGATCCGGCTTTGTGATAAAAGTAACATATAAGGGTTCTTTTATTATGACTGCTTCGCACGTTTGCGCAACAGACAAAGATAACCTATTACCGGGAGTAGAGGCCGTAGATAGTTTAAAAGTGGAAACACTGAGTGGCCGTTTTTACAATGCAGTTGTTTTGGATCATGATCCAGAAATTGATGCATGTTTAATGTTTGCTGAAGATTTAGTAGAGGATGTTGAAGAAGTTGCATTAGCGGACTCAGCGCCCAAAGAAGGAGATAAAGTTTTTAATATTGCTTCTCCGCACGGGATCCATTATCCCAACGTAGTACCTATTTTTGAAGGAAGATATATTGGTCAGCGTGGGTTTAACGGATATTATACTTTTGAGGCGGCGCCGGGTTCAAGCGGATCAATGATCTTAAATGAAAAAGGCGAATTAATTGGATTATTGCATTCAGTCTATAGAGATATGTATTGTATTGTAGTTTCTGTAAGATATGATAGCTTAATGCAGTTTATTAGAAAGACTCTTGTACAACACATGACATCTCATATGAAAGAGATACATGAATATAACACATACGTACCTCACAGTAGTAAAATATGATTTAATTACGCGTATATATTGTGGTGCCTAATTTACTTTGTACTTTTTTAATGTTATCGTAAAACTGCGCGCCATGGGGGTTTCCTTTTAATAATACTTGAATAAATTTATCTCGTTCCATCTTAAACAGTTGTTCTAATACTCCTTTTAATAAATTATCATAATCAAATCGACTGCTTAAAGGCTTTTCTAGCAGGAAATCACTAGAGAACAAAGGACGCCCACTGTCTACAATATACATCCTTACTCCTAAACCGGTGCGATTGTTTTTGGAAATTAACTCATGTTTTAATTTGATAATAAAACAAGAAGGAGTACACACATAATCCATTTCTTTGGGAATGGATTTTCTTTTAATCATTTCTTAACTGAAATAACACTTTGAGGGGAAATAAATGTTACTCTTTTGTTTTCATTAAATATATCCTGCAATGTTAAATATTGATTTGAATTCCAGCTAATATATTGAATATCCTCTAGGAGCCATTTTTTATTTCTATAATACACCTTAGACCCTACATATACTTTTCGGCCATGCGCATCAATTGTATATCTACCGGTGGATATATTCTGTATCATTTTTTCTTTTGCTTCTTTTTCTTTGGTTTTTGAGGTGGTTCTTTCCAAGCCTTAACTTTAAATAACCCCTTTTTTCCTTTTTCTCTAACTCTCTTTACTTTATATAGTTCGAACTCATCATCCAATTCGTTAATTTTTTCTTTTGCTTCATTATAAGTGGTGAAAAAACCACAAGTTGTCCAAGTTTTATTATTCATTGATAAACTCCAGTTTATGTGCAAATTGTTTCAGTAATTAAGCGCGTTACAACATAAGGATCGCAATTTGCATTTGGTCTTCGATCTTCAATATATCCACACCCATTTTTGGCCACTTGCCATGGAATTCTCACCGAGGCGCCTCTATCTGATATTCCATATTTGTATTCTGTATGTGGACACGTTTCATGATCACCTGTAAGACGTTTTTCAATATCAGCACCATAGTTTTCGACATGCAGTTTAGCGCGTTCACCCAAAGCTTCGGCCGCTTGTACGTAGTGATACGCTCCTCCGGTCTCTCGCATTGCTCTTGTTGAAAAATTAGTATGACATCCGGCGCCATTCCAATCGCCTTCAGCTGGTTTAGGCTCAAAAGATGCAGCTACACCATGGTTTTCTGATATTCTATGCAATAACCAACGTGCAACCCATAATTGATCTGAAACTTCTATTGCGTTAACCGGTCCAACTTGAAATTCCCATTGACCAGGCATTACTTCTGCATTAATTCCTGATATATTTAAACCAGCATTTAAACAAGCATCTAGGTGGTTTTCTGCAATTTCGCGCCCTACGGCCAGGCCGGCTCCGACGCTGCAATAATAAGGACCTTGAGGTGCGGGATCATAACCTGACTTAACACAATATTCGAATCCATATGGTTTAGAATTCCATCTATTAACAAATGTATATTCTTGCTCCATTCCAAACCAAACATCAGCATATTTAAATTTTTCATACACTCCTACTAACTCAGCCCTTTTGTTGCTTTTGTGAGGAGTCATATCAGTATTTAAAACCTCACATAAAACCAATTTATTAGGGCCCCAGCCGGTCCTGCGAATAGGATCTTTACAAATAAATATTGGATTTAGCACGCAATCAGAATTATGACCTTCTGCTTGATTCGTGCTTGATCCATCAAAACCCCATATAGGAACTTCTTTGTCTTCATTTAAAATTTTTGTTTTAGATCTTAACTGAGGTGTAGGCTCAGTACCATCAATCCAAATATATTCTGCTTTACAAACACCCATAACACCTTCCATAATTACATTCCACCTAATAACGTTAAAGCAATTAATCCAGGCAATTTATCGCGGACATAAACTCCTGAAAAAAGTGTTTCGGCTCTTCCACCGACATAAGAAAAAGCAGCTTCAAGCTTATTACTTACAGATGGATCATCAGCCATTTCCGGTGTGACCACAAGAAGAAGTACACCGGTTTTACATGTATTACTGGGAGGGGTACAAGGCGATGATTTTACACAGCCTTGAAATACAGAAGCGCCTAAATCATTTTTATTAGGATCGCGAATAACTGTACTGCCTAAAAGCATTCTGCCTGGAGTATTTAGGCACCTTTCTAAGTCCTTAGAATCAAAAGCTTGAATCGGGGAAGCTTCATCAGCCAATTTGAGTACTTGTGCAAATAATTTTGCAAAATTCTTATTTGCAGCTGGGTACATATTTAACATCCCCACTTTACCTCTTAATAGCTGCAATTGCTTTTCATTGTCAATTATAATATGTGGATATTTTACCACATTTTTTAAAAGAATCTCGCAATTTGATTTAATAGTTGGATTAAGTAATTCTTGAGAACTCGGCTTACTAACAATATATATAATTTTACCGGCCGCATCTATAGAGGTTAAATAACGCTGCATTGTTTTATGCAATGTAAAACAAGCGCTTCCTGTACCCCCTCCAGCGCCGGCCAATACAAACAACCAATCGATTTTTCCAAAACGCGTACGAAGAGCGTCTTCAACAGTTGTACTATTATTATCCAAAACTTGCTTTCCTAGCTTTATATCTTTGCCGACGCCATCCGCGCCAGGAAGTAAAAGAAAATTTTCAGGATTAACGCCATGTGGCTGATCTTTTATAGTAGTGTTGATAAGTACTGTTTTATTAAAGCCAATATCTAAAAAGGCTTTGGCCATTTTTCCACCACCGCCTCCGAAGCCGACGAATGCACAATTAATAGCACTCGGCGCACTATTTTCTTCTAATAATCTTTCATCAGCTGATGGCTCATCATCATACGCTTCTGCAAATCCAAAGTCATCAGGTGGATTTTCTGGTATATCCCAATTTTCATCATTATTCATTATGTACACTCCTTATAATATATATAATTAGTGGAGGCGCCGGGAGTCGAACCCGGGTCCAAAAAATATCAAAAATAACGTCATTCACAAGGTTGTTTAATTTTTTCTAAATTAAAAAACTAGCGCGAAAAACCACCCATCCTTATCGCGTGTACAGATCTCACCCGCTAAAAACGGGGTACCTATTTTTGCCTATTATTTTCTAACGCAGCTGCCACGTTCAATCACCATATGTTAACAAGGTTGGTGATAACCCCGTGATTACGCTGCTAGAGCGTAATCAAACTCAACGTTATCGTTGGCGTTTTAAAAAATTGAATATTTTTACTGTGATATTCACACAGCCCTGCACGTATATTTTATTCATCCTCTGTCGAAACCGTTTCGCCCCCTTCTTCAAAAAACGATATCGTTTTGTATTTTTTTATATATCTATTAAAATCCATATAATCAACGCCAAGAAATCTTGCTGCTTCTCTTTTAGTTCTACTAATACTTAAAGCTGTCTTTAAAAGAGCATCAGTAACTGTGTGTCTTGTGATCCTCCAAAGAGGCATCCCAAAAAACTTGCCACAAGTATATCTTGTTGATAATTCTAATTTAAGCGCAATTAAGTCTTCAAGTGAAATATTATTAATATTATTTAAAGTATCCTCGCTTATTTTTCCTTCAGCTTTGAATTTATTAATAATGCTGAATTTATCATATTTAGTTTGTTTTCTTTTCTTTTTAGATTGCCAGGTCATACTTAAACTTTAATAAAATCTGTGATAAAATCTTACTATAAGTTATATATTAATTTAAATATCTAAATCTATTTCTTCTTCAGTATCAATTGCATCTTCTTCTGCAGTTTCTTCATAATCTGGTGACTCTGGCTCTGGAACAGTAGGTTGTAACTCTTCTTCAAATCTATCAAAATAAAGTTTTAAGTTAGTTAATAAATAATCTTCAAATACAGTTCGATCTTCTTGGTCTCCAAGACTTTCAAAAGAATCTAATATTTGATTTTCAACTTTATTAAAAGTAAGTGCAGCAAAATTTCTGCCTGTAACATTCATGCCTGTTATTGGCTCAAATGAATCTGGCTCTTCCTCTTCTTCAGGATCAGGCTCTTCATCTCCATCGCGAACTGGGATGAATTTGTCTTCATCTTCAATATTAACGTCTAATGTCACTTCTTCTTCCAGCTCTTCTTCGTCATCTTCAAGATCGGGCGCAGTAATTGCTAATTCAGCTGGTTTTAGAGAATTTTCTACAGCATTTAGTATATGCGCTCTGAATGACTGTCTCTGCTCAGGAGAAGTGGTTAATGCTTTATAGCCATCTTCAATTACAGTAATAATGTTTTTTAATAAGTCTTCCAATACGTTAATACCGGTTGATCTCTGAGGTACTTCATTGGGTACATCCGCAGAGATGCCTTCTTTGATCAAAACGCGAATAATCTTACGAAATCGCTGTTCTTCAAGCAATTGAGCTTGTTCTTTTTCTTTTAAGTAATTTTCTAGAAGTTTACGTAAAATATTACGAAACCGTTTTTCTTCTTTTAATTCTGTTAAAAATTTATCGCGATCAATCATAAATTAGACTCCAAGTTTCTGTAAT